AGGTGCTAAAGTATTTGTATGTGAAAATCTAATGATGACTGGTGAAGTTACATTTATGAGGAAACATACTGGAAATATACTTGATGAACTAAACTCATTGATATTTAATGTATTGTATAATAGTGAAGATAAATTTACTCAATTACAAGAAGATAAAGAATCAATGAAAGAAATTGATATTACCAACCAAAAAGCATGGGAAACTATGGGAGTATTATTTGGAAAAGGTATTATCAATACACCTCAGATAAGTATTATGAGAAAGGAATGGAGAAATCCTTCTCACGATGATTTTAAAGGAAAGACTTTATGGTCTCTTTATAATTCAGGTACTGAGGCTCTTAAAACTTGTTCTCCTACCCGTATGATGGGTAGCCATATTAAGTTACATAAGGAATTGACTGCCTTAGCTTAATGTGCTTTTGTAAAGGGGGAGGTTACCGACTTCCTCCTCCTTTATAAAATAATTCTTTGAAAATAGTAATAAAATAGGTAAATTATATTATGTGCCAGTTATACGATGAAAGAAAAAATTGGTGGATTCCTAGGACAAGATTAATAGAGCCTAGGGAACACGAACCAAAACATGACCATTTTCCTGTAAGATTATGTAATATATGTAATAAAGTATGGGAAAAACCATTAAGATATACAAGACACAATAAACAAATATTCCATGAGAGTTTTCCTACTTATGGATTAACTAGGGAGGTATGCCATGTCTGCATCAAAAGAAAAAAAGACAAAATCTACGCCAGTAGAACCAAAAGCTCAAAAAGATACTCAAAATAAAGTAGTTGAGATTATTGAAAGTAGGTTCAGAAAATTAGCTGAACTTGAAAGAAGGCTTAAAGTAGTAGAAGAAAGATTAGGTTTAACTTTTTCACCTAAAAGCCATACAAATCAATAATGCCATCAGTAAAGTCTAGTAAGGCCAAGGGAAGAAGACTTCAAAATTACGTAAGAGAATCATTGCGAAAAATATTCATCGAGCAATGGACGAAGTTGCCTAGACTAGAAGATGATGATATTAAATCTCAAACTATGGGAATGACAGGAGAGGATATAGTTTTATCTCCTGCTGCTAAAAAAATAATACCTTATAGTTTTGAATGTAAAAATGTAGAGAAACTGAATATATGGAATGCATTAGAACAAGCTGAAACTAATTGTGATGGAAGAACACCAGTCGTTGTGTTCAAACGTAATCGTTCAAAAACATATGTAGCTATTGAATATAAAGAATGGCTCAAGACTATCAAGTAGGAGGTATTAATTGCAAGAAAAAGAAATAATAGAGCTAGCGTTAATTGTTAAGAAGCTTAATAAGTTCTTAGAGAAATTAAATAAGTCTAGCTTTAACCTTAATCATCACTCAAAACATCGGCAGCAGTTTCCAGAGCAGTAGTACCCCATTGGCCATATACTCTCATAAGAGCAAATGGGTCATTATTTTTCACAGTATCAAATATTACATTCATCCATATAGGCATAAATAGTCTATACAATTGCTTTGTATTATCATCGTACTTTTCTTCCTCATCATCAGGCCAGTATGCTATTCCTAATACCAGTTGCATAATTCTAAATGAAACACTTGCCAGAGTAGATTCACCACCTCTTCCTAAAGTATTTCCTATAGGAAGGTTAAACATTTTATTACCAACAAATCTCAAAAGTTTTTGATATGGTTTAAAATGAGCGCCTAATGTAGTTGTGTAAAGAGAAACAAGAACTCTACTCCAAACATATTGTCTTTCACTTTCTGTTGTTTTATCAGCTCCTTTACCAG